GTTATTCTACTGGGTTTCTGAGGTATTGTCAATACCCCCCTTTACATATGACTCACACGATGCTATACTTGATATATCTGATGGTAAGAGTTCCGTGGCATACACAGTAATGGCAAAGAAAAAGCAAACAGAATACTATGTTAACAATAAAGAATTTCTTATAGCCATTACTGAGTATAGGAATAAAGTGCATCGTGCAAAAGAACTTGGGAAACCTAGACCCAGAGTTACAAATTACTTGGGAGAATGTTTTCTAAAGATTGCCACTCACTTATCCTACAAACCAAACTTTGTCAACTACATGTTCCGAGAGGACATGATTTGTGATGGTATTGAAAATTGCTTACAGTATATTGATAACTTTGATCCTGAGAAATCGAAAAACCCATTTGCGTATTTCACGCAAATCATCTACTATGCTTTCCTGCGTCGTATTCAGAAAGAGAAAAAGCAACTTGAAGTCAAACAAAAAATCCTTGAAAGATCAGGACATGACGAAGTAATGCACACAGACACTTATGATGGTAGTATGTCTGGTATGAATGCTTCTTACGCTGACATGGGTAGCATCAAAGAAAATATTGAAACAAGAATGAATCGATGAGTGATTATGAATGGTATGAAACACCCTATGGAAAATTCAGAGTTGAACAAAAACGATTTGGAACGTGGACTAGCTATGGTGAGGATGGCACGCCTCTTATCACAGGACTCACGAGGGAAGTTGTTATGGCAGGAACGAAATTCTACCTGGAAGGTGTCGCTACCAACTGGGAAAACTGCATCTCTTCCAAGCAATTCGAAGGAACTGTTGGGGGTAAACTATGAACGAAACCAATAAGATTCTTGCTGAAATACAAGCAAAGAATATTGCATCCCTTCTAAATGGTAAATTGTCACACTGGGTGGTGACTGATAGATCTGATAAAGTCATTCGTAAAATTGTAATTGAGTATGAAACTAGCTTTGATAACAGATTGTCATCTTGACGGACGCAAAGGTTCTCTAGCGTTCTGGGAATATTTTCAAAAGTTCTACGATGAAGTATTTTTTCCTGCGCTTGAAGAACATGGTGTCACCACAGTTATTGATCTTGGTGACACTTTTGATAACCGAAAGTCTATGGACTTTAATACTTTTCACAGAGTTAAAACAAATTATTTTGAAAGACTGAAAGATTACAAAGTACATATGATTCTTGGTAATCACTGCACTTATTACAAGAACACCAATCGTATCAATTCACCCGAACTTCTTCTTGAGCAGTATGACAACATCTCAATCTACTCAGAACCAAAGCACATCAAACTCGGAAGTAAAAAGTTCCTCATGCTTCCTTGGATCAATAAAGAAAATCAAGACGAAGTGTTTGAATTACTTGAAACAAGCGAAGCAGACATTTGTTGCGGCCATCTTGAACTCAATGGATTTGAGGTAACACCTGGCATGAAGATGGACCACGGCATGGATGCTAATTTGTTCCATCGTTTCAAACGTGTTTGGTCTGGACATTTCCACCACAAATCAAAGATTGGTAATGTTCAGTATCTTGGTAACCCTTATCAGATGTATTGGAATGATTATAAGGACACTCGTGGATTCCATATCTACGATACTGAAAGTGATAACCTTGGGTATATCAAGAACCCGTTTGAAATCTTTGACAAAATCTTCTATGACGACACCAGTGTGGATTACAACAAACAAGATGTGTCTAGTTATAAAGACAAGTACATCAAGATCGTCGTCAACGAAAAGCGAGACTACCAAATGTTTGAAACACTGGTTGATCGTCTTTACAACGTAGGTGTTCACGATGTCAAGATTGTTGAAACATTAGTTGAAGAAGATACTGCTGATATTGAAATCTCTTCAAAGGATACACTAACTCTACTCAACGAATATATTGATGAGGTAGAGATGTCCGTAGATAAATCAGATCTAAAGGGTTTGATGAGAACTCTATATATTGAAAGTTGTAACGTTGCCTAGCATGTACATCGTAACCCTAGAAGATCACCCTGATGGTGTATACTCTGTCTTTGATGAAGAAGAGGAAAGGGTTATTCCTATCTTTGAGGAAGAAGATGATGCAGATAGATACCTGATGATGTTATCGGATGATGAAGATTATCCACCTATGCAGATTGTAGAAATTGAAGATCATGTTATAATTACAGCATGTCAAGAGCGAGGACAAAAGTTCTCTATTATTACGTCTGACGATTTTTTGATCCCACCTGATGATTTAGAATGATTATTTTTAAAAAGATCAAATGGAAGAACTTCCTTTCTACTGGGAATGTCTTTAGTGAAGTTGATTTACAAGCAGCAAAAACTAATTTGATTGTTGGATCAAACGGAGCAGGTAAGAGCACTATTTTGGATGCTCTTACCTTTTCTTTGTTTGGTAAACCATTTCGTAAGATCAACAAGCCTATGCTTGTGAATAGTATCAACGAAAAGGAATGTTTGACTGAAGTTGAATTTTCTATTGGACGCCAAGATTATAAAGTAGTTCGTGGTATCAAACCAAACAAGTTTGAAATCTACTGCAACAATTCTCTTTGGAATCAAGAAGCATCTGCTGTAGATCAGCAGAAAAATTTTGAGCAGAATGTTCTCAAGATGAATTACAAATCATTTACACAGATTGTAGTTCTTGGATCTTCAACCTTTGTTCCTTTCATGCGTTTGCCTCTAGCACAACGTCGTGAAATTATTGAAGACATTCTTGACATTCAAGTATTTTCTACTATGAATGTTCTTCTCAAGGATAAGGTTCGTGATAACAACGAGCAGATAAAAACACTTGATTATCAATTGCATCTTCTAGAAGAAAAGATTGATCTCCAGAAAAAGTATATGCTTGAACTGGAGAAGAAGAATAAGGAAGAGATCACTCGCAAGGAGAATAAGATTTCTGAATTGTTGCAGGATGAAAACAATAAACATGAAGAAGTTGCTCGCTTGACTTCTGAAGTTGAAAAACATTCTAAAGATATGGAAGTGCTATCAAATTCTTCTGGTAAGTTGAAGAAGTTAAACACTTTTCTATTCAAAATCCAATCAAAACTTTCTTCCTGTCAGAAAGAACACTCTTTCTTTACTGACAATCATGTGTGTCCTACATGCACGCAAGACTTGAATGAAGAATTTAGACAAAGTAAGATTGCTGAAGGTGAAGGTGAATTAAATAATCTGCAGACAGGATTGCAAGATCTGCTTGATGCCATTTCTAAAGAGGAAGAAAGAGAAAATGAATTCTCAAGACTATCGCAAATTGTACTTGGCATCAACGCTTCTATTGCTCAAGCGAATTATCAGATTACTTCCATACGAAAAGGAATCTGTGATATAGAGAAAGAGATCAAAGAACTAGAAGGAGTCAATCCTGATAAGAAGGCAGAGTTCGTAAAGCTTGAGGGACTTGTTACAGAAAAAAAAGATTTCGGCAAGACCTTTGCAGAATACAAGAAGGATCGTGATACACTATTGGTGGCATCGCAGTTGTTGAAAGACAACGGGATCAAGACAAGGATCATCAAGACCTATCTCCCAGCGATGAACCAACTCATCAATCAGTATCTTCAACGTATGGACTTTTATGTCAATTTTACGTTGAATGAGAACTTTGAGGAGATTATTAAATCTAGATACCGTGATGTATTCTCTTATGATAGTTTCAGCGAAGGTGAGAAAGCTAGAATTGATATTGCTCTTTTGCTTACTTGGCGAAGTATTGCTAAGCTCAAGAATAGCGTGGATACTAATCTTTTGATTCTTGATGAGATCTTTGATAGTTCTCTAGATCAACAAGGTGGTATGGATCTGAGTTGGATTCTCCGTAACTTTGATGACAAATCAAATGTCTATGTCATCAGTCATCGTGAGAATCTTGATGGTAAGTTTGATAGAACTCTTACAGCAGTAAAGGAAAAGAACTTTTCTGTTATCCAAGAGACAGTTTCGGAACTGGACTGGGGGTGCCTTAGGGCACCCTTTT